CCCAATTGACTGGGCCAGTTCTCGCGTCAGTTATATACCCCAAGTCAGCCGTAGTTGCGCCGGTTGTCGTGGCGACAACATCGCTGAGGCGTGGGGTCTGCATTGCCGAAAGCAGAGTTTTGCCGACAAAATCGTAAAACCCGTTGTCGGTAGTTGTACCTACAGCACCCATGTCGCCCAAGGTCGGGCCGCCTGAATTATCGACGTCTAGCGCCCCGTTTGCCACCATCCGGACATCGTTTGTCAAATCCGCTACCACCAAGGGTGCAAAGCTTGAGCCCTGCATTGGAATGCTATAGGTGGTCTTGTCTAAGCGGCTTAGCAATGTATGGTTATCCCGAATGGTTGGGGCGCCACCAGTGATGGTTATCCCTTCGCAGATATTGTTTTCCACCACAGTATCAGCATTGGAAAAAATCCTGATTGTCGGGGCGGGGTAATTGAAAAACCCGTCATGGTGATCGGTGAGCCCGTCGCCGTTAACATCGCCGTGCCACGGCCTGGTCAAAGTGTTATTTCTAATCAGACTGTTAGTCAAAAGCACTTCGTTTGTAATGCCGTGAACCAACGTGCCGCATAATAGATTGCCTTCGATCAGCCAGTTGTCATAAGTGCCGCCGAAAAGGTTCTGCATGAGAATGCCCTGCAATGCAGGCCCGTAATTAGCTGATGAGAACCATGTGTCGACACCGTTGTTTGTTAGAAAACTGGCTTGCCCAAAAGCAATCAGCGTCGCGGGGACAGCAATGGAATCTCCTGGGTCACCCGCAATAGTGACTGCATTCGACCCCCAGCGCTGCAGGAAAACATCTGACGTTGCGCCGGCGGAGAGCGCTGATGGAATTGTAAACGTGATGGGGCCAGAATCGGAAACCGCACGAATGATGGCGCCATCATCAGCAGGGAACACAACCGTATAATCGGCAGTGACAAACTTAATCGGTTTGACGCTAGATAGGGCGGGGGGCATCAACATGCCCTCAGTACCAGGGATTAGCCTGTTGCCCCTAATGACAACATCGTTGATATTTCCGGTGGTCCCGCCTCTGGCGTAGGTCTGAACAAGGTCCGGGTGCAAGAATGTCCCGTCCCCAGTCTGATCGTAGAAATCGTTGTTTTCGATTAGAACCCCAACGGTATCGGTATCCCCGAACCCTGGAGTTACGTTGATCAGGTCCGCCCAGAGTAGTGTCGCTGTGTTATTTGTGATCGTAATGTTGGTTCCGGCGACGGCTACCCCATAAGCCATGTTTTGGAAGGAGCATCCATCAACCGTAAGAGTGTCGCAGCCAAATTCACATAAGATACCCCTAACCTGGAAATCCATTGTGGAGCCGTCGCGGGGCTTACCTAAGTCAGAACTAAAGCCACAGCCATAAAACCCAATGTTTTCCGATTCAGCGGTGTTCCCGACAACGACAATCGGAGCGCGCGTATAATTTGAGAATGAACTTAGAGGCGCGAACCAATCAACCTCACGGAAATCAATATTACCGGTCTTTGCTGGGCCTGGGCCAGCAAATAGCCACAGATTTAGAATACCCCTGTCATTGGTGTCTCGACTGCGGACTGTAATGATATTTGTGTGGCTGTCGAGCTTGCCAAAAGCATTCATTGTATTAGGGTGGTTACCCGGCCTGAGGTAGATGGTCGCCCCAGTGTCGGCGGCCTCTGCCGCATCAATCGCAGCCAGAAGCTCTGCGCCACCACCCAATATGTCGTAGGCGTTTGCGTCTATATTAATTGTGATTGCGCTTGAAACCGGCCCACTTGTTGACGTATCGGTTGCCGATATCGTTAATGAGTATGGCCCAAGATTTAATCCCGCCGCTGTCCCTGCTGCTGAAGGCGTTAAGATGCCAGCGCCTGTAATGCTCCAATGAGTGGAGCCTGTACCAACTGTAATGCTGGCGCCCGTGATCGCGCCGGCAATTAGCACGCTAGTCCCACCAGCCCCAGTCTCGCTTAGGTTGCCAAAATTGCGCGATGGTGCGAATTGAGCCGCCCCGCCGGGCAAAGTTATTCCGCCCAATACCGCCGGGCTTACGAGATTTAGGCCAAGATCAAGCATTAATAAAGCGCCCAGATGTCCGTTGCGGTCCCGCCAAGCATCAACCGACTTACTCGAATTGGATTATAGCCCGCCTGGAGTGGAATATTCGTCCTTGTCGTGCCGTCAGCCTGCTGGATTGTGGCCGAACCAGCCCCGCCAACAAGAAGCGCCCGACAAACGCCAAACTCTAGGTCATTGTTATCATCCTTCGTCGCCGGGACGATAAGGTCCGCCGGGGTATCCAATCCAGCCGACTTGTTTTTAAACATATTACTCGCCATTATCTCATCCTAGTGTTATTAGAAAGGATTACCCTTCCCATCTGGCCCTAAAAAGCATATTCTGAGTTGTGCCGCGAAGCTGAAGCGTGCCACTCGTCACCACCTCAAGCATCGTTAGTTCATTCGCGCCGATCCTTGGAGGCAGGTCATAGCCTGACCTTACAAGCTTCTTCGCGTCTCCAGCCGCGTCTTCTATATGCTGCCCATAAACGCAATTCGCGACGAATGCTACCGTTGAGTTGAGCCCAACCCCAATGGCACCCGCCGATGTCCCGCCGATAACCTGCGCAAATGTTGCCTCAATATTCTCTTCGGGAAGCCCACAAAACACCGTGAATTTATTGTCTGCATTGGCGGCGGATGGCCGCACAACCCCGGCGACCGCGTAAGTCCATGAAGCTGTGCCATCTCCACCAATCATAATGATAGGCTTGCGATTAAAGGCGTTCCAGACGCTCCATTTCCTAAGTTGGCCATACGATAAATGACAGGTCACCTGCCCCGCCGTGGCGTCGATTAGGATCGTCCCGAGATATGTCCCCTTAGTTGCATCCACGGTATATGTGGACGTGCCGTTCCGGGCGGTCATTGAGATTTTATTTGTGTAAAGCCCCCCGGTACGCTCAATCTCCGTGGTTGCGGCCCCTGTGCCCCTATCTCCACTGTCTAAGGCTGAATTTGACCACGCCGGCCCCGTTCCAATTCGCTGTGTCGTCCCGTCCTTAAAGGCGAATACGTCGTACAGGGTATTCACTAAATGCTGCGAAACCAATGTAAGAGTTAGCTCAGCAAATTCCTCTGAAACATACCTATTTCCATCATAAAAAGGCAGCAGATTCCCGTTAAATGGGGTATAATAAACAGCGGATGAAGAGGCGCTATCTGCCGCCAGAATGGGCGTGCCAGATACACTGGTCAGCCTCCCCTGGGGGATGATAGAAAGCGTCGGCGTGTTAAGTCTTGAGCTTTCCTTCACATGCCATCCGGCGCCATCTGAGACCAGCGTCACGCCTTCGTGCTGATACCTCAGGATCAACTCACTGGCACCATCAATAAGTTGCCCGCCTGAAGCCGCCAGCGTCAAAGTATTTGCCGTGCCGATATTCTTAAAAGTGGCTAGCCAGTTATCTCCTACAGTAACGGCAGATGGCAATGTGAACTGAATGGCGCCCCCAGTCGGATCACCGAGAATCGTCTTGCCTTGATCAAGCTCAACCACCGTGTAATTCGTCGTCTTGGTGATCACGGGCGAGATCGGCGTGGCCTCATCATTCGAATACCCTGATGTATCCAAGGCGCCTGGTAGATTGTCCTCGGTATTTGTACCGATAATTAGCTTATAAGCTCCAATCCCAATATATCTTGCGTTAACATAACCTGCGCTATCTGCCTCTATCGGATTATCGGCAGGAACGTTGAGTTCTCTATCAAGAAAGACATTCTTAAGGTCCGTTGTCAGCGCGTCATAAACATAAATTTCGGCATTCGGAACAGGCTTACCATTACTGTCCAACACCCGATCAATCGTTACGGGCAATAGCAGATTATCAACCATTTAGTAGCTCCAGATCAATCTCATCGGTTGTCATTGTCGTTCCAGTTTTGTATGTTCGCGGCCATGGAAAACTTTGAATTCTTCAAGCTGATGTCGGTCATTCTATTCGCCAATATCCTAACCGTGGCCTTCGTTTACGGAATGTATATGTGGACGTGGCACGAGAAAAATGGGTCCGTTAAATCTGCGAGGGCGACAGGGCATATAGCAAGTATTCTGCTTGTTTTCGGATTCCTAGTGGCTGGCCTTACGGCTTGGGGTTTTAATTCCTAAAGCTCATTCGGAGCTATCTCCGCCCCAACAAACGCCGCCGGAATATCCGCTTTCCTGAAAACCTCCATAAGTGGTTTTGATTTTGCAATCCTAGCCACTGCGGTCGAAACCTTTTTTGGGTCGTCAGAAGCCAGCAAAATACCAATCTCTTTGGCCATCCGACGATTTACCACCGATTTAACCCGCCCGGCGCCAAGGATCATTCCCGTGAACGCTAAGCCTCGAACATCGCCCGTTAGGGCGGAGTAACCAGCCCCAGACCCGGCAAGCCCTAATTCTACGAACTGGCGTGCTGTAGTTGAGTTGCCGAAAGCACTCCTGGCTCGATCCATGATCCGTTCGACATGCAAGAACGCCTCTAGTTTTCTGGCCCCATCATCACCCAGAGCAAGGCGAACCTGAGCCCGAGATTGCTTGGAATTAAACATGGAGTTTATCACGTCACGGCGGTCATTAACTCGACTAATCCGATTTACTATTTCTGCCGCAAAACCTTCCCGGAATAATTTCTTCTCCGGTGCGCTCATCTTACCAAGAGCGCGGCGAGCCTCCTCGATTGGCATCCTGGTTCCGACAAATTTCTGCCCCGCCTCAAGGGCGTCCTGTGCCCCAAAGAATTTAGCTGCACCAGCCCTAGCGTCTCCATAAGCAGGGACTACCCGGTCAAGCTCTTTACGTAGGTCAGACGAAAGGCTGGTTAGCGTCCGCCCGAATTCACCGCCGGACCGAACCTCTTTCCCTGCCATATCATCTAGTTCGCGCTTAACGTAATCCCAGAATTGCAAATTAGGATAAGTCGGGACACCATTCTTTCCCTTTCGGAATGAAATCTGCCCATCGTCCGTCACCTTGACAACATTATTAAACCCACCGAATCCATCGGCAATAGCACGACTTTTCCCGCGCTCCGAGGCGCGCTTCATGGCCCTAGCCACTTCCGGGCTGCCCATCAGCCTTTCAAGCTCTGGGGTGACGATGCCTCTAGAGCCTTCCTTATAGGCCTTAGCGTATGCGGGCTTGTTGGCCTTCCTGGCGGCGCTCATTAAGCCTTCACGGGTCGCTGTGGCGTCTGTATTCCCTACTACACGGCGGATTTGATCCGTGATCCGTCCGCCCTGTCCGGCGAAACGCTCGTTTACAGGAACCTCTAGTGCCGTTCTGGCTTCAGATGAAAGGTTCGCCGCTGATCGGGCAAGAGCACGAGTTTGCTCCCCACCCTGGTCAAGATTAATAACAGGTGCGCCAGAAGCCTGCGCCGTAAGTAAATCCGCTTCGGCAAGCCCCTCACCTAACTGCCTATCGGTATCAATAGCCCCCGCAACACGCTTTGCGGCCTCCCCTTTTGAATCAATCGCAGAAGCCACCCCGCCTCGGACTTTATTAACCCCTGATTTGACTAATCTACCAGCACCAACCGCACCCGCAATTGCAATGGGAGCAACCGCACCGGCTACGCCGCCTGTCACCGCGCCTACACCAGCCGATTTAGCGCGATTCTCAAATCCACCCTCAGCCGAACCAAACCCTTCAACCGCACCAAACCCAGCGCCGGCCACTCCAGCGCGGGCTACTCGCCCTATGGTGCTGGCTCCTTGTAAGGCCGCCCCTACAGGTAAAATGCCGCCGGCGATGACCCCGCCAATTTCAGCCGCCCCTGAAATAATTGGATGATCTTCGCCAAATTGCTCAATTTCCGCCCGGACGTTTGCAAGCTCTGTATCATAATCCGTACTATTAAATCGCGACCTGGCGAAAGCCTCGATCTCATCTCCAAAGCCGGCAGCAAGGCCCTGGCCAATAGCAGCGCGGGCTATGCCCGTACCGGTATCTTTGCCAATCGGATCGGGGGAAGGTGATGGATTAGCCTGGACCGGTGCGCTATCGAATTCAGGGCCAATTCCTGACCCTTGGTTTGGAAGGAATATTGAGATTCCACTTTCTGGCGAACTTTGATTAACTTCTGGGAACGCATCAAACCCAGACTTCTGACTTACTGCGGGGAAAGCGTCGAAATCTCCCGTCACGGCACCACCCTTAAGACCCCGTCAGGATCAAGAAATTGTGTCCCGCTTGGCAATTTAGATGCTTCCTCAGGAGTATTTACAGTAGTCGGTTCGTTGCCTCCGCTTTCAGCCAAACCAAAATCAGGAACAACATTCCTAGTATCTAGCTGAAGCCGATTTCCAATGCCCTCATATTGATTTACTAGTTTAGAATATTGGTTTCCCTGAGAATCGAATAGCTTCTTAGCCCGGCTCACGAAATCACTTCGCATTTCTTTCGAAAGCCTGCCGCCATTTCTGATTCGATTAACCCCGGCTTTAATTCTCTCCCCAAATGAACCGGCGGCAGCGGCTAAGGCGAATTCACTTTCACGAACAACGGACCCTGGATCAAGCACCTTCATATAATTAAATATCAGAGCCATATCACCTGCAGCCGAAGGGTCAGACGCGCTGGCGCCAACCCGGGCGAATGCGTCTCTAGCGGCGCGGTAATCTTTGCTAATTGCGGTAAATTCTTTCCGCAATCCTTGCTCAACATCAGACTTTTCTTTGGCACTCTTGTACTGGCCATTCTGTTCAGCGAAAGCGGAATCCAATCTCTTTAACCCAAGCTCTGTTTCCTTAAGTTTTCTTGAGAAATCGAATTCCTCCCTCTTAAGCTGTCTGTCCTTTGCCTTACCGGCTGTATCTGCGTCAAAACGTCGCTCCTGCAATCCAAACGCGCGGTCAGCATTGCTCTGCGCCTGCTGGCGTCCCGCCTGAGCCGCACCACGGCTTTCGGCCTGGGATCGAGCCTGCTGTAGGGCTTGCAAACCCATGGCTGCTAGTGAGGGGTCACCAGACCCAATCATTTGGATGGCTATATCCTCAGAAGAGCCTTGCCCCTTAGCCAATTCGGCCAAGGATGAAAAAGCCTCTTTCTGGGTTGCCTCTCGACGGGAATTCTTAAGCCCAACCCCAATCTCACCAACCGCCGATCCAAGATTAGCAAGGCTCTGACCTATGCGGCTCTGCGGCGCCCTGGGCTGGACCTGGGGAATAATCGTAACCATTAGGTGAATCCTCTAGCGGCCTTCGCAAAGCCTGTCGCCGCGCCGATTAGGTTGTTAATTCCCTGCCCCCTGGTTTCAGCCAATGCGTTGTTCACTCCAGTTCTGGCGTTCGCTCGTAGCTGACCAAGCCCAAATTCAAAGTTAGCCACCTGCGATTTAACACCAGCACTCCCAGCCCGAGCGCGTGACCCAACCGCCGACAATCCAGTTAACCGATCCAATCTATCTTGGAACTGACTAAACTTCGCCCTTTGCCCGAACTGGAATAGGTCTTTCTGTGTCCCACCGGAATTAAGGTTTCCCCGTGCCGCTGCTGAACTGTCTACGGCCTCAATTCCGGCCCCTAAGGTTTCCTTAAATCCTGGGTCATCATTAAACGCGGTGAAAAATCCCTGTTGAGCCTCCCTGCCCCTAAGCCCGATAGCCGCCAGAAGGTTATTACGAGCATCATCTCCAGCCTCAATATCAGGCGAGAAGAAATCAAGTGCTGAACCAAATTCACCCCGCGCCGCCTCTGCGCCTATATTTAGCGCCTTCGATGACTCCTGCGCCCCGCGCCGAATGTCATCTCGGGCATCATCAACGCCGAAGAACTTATCAAAAATACCCATATTATTCTCCGAGAAGCTGCGCGATCAGCCGGTTAATCTCATTAAAGTAAGCTCGCCAAGACGGTCGTAGATTACCGCTTTCATCCGCCAAGGGCTCGTTTGGTACTGCGGGTGCCGGCATGTCAATGCTCCATAATCTGATATCTAGCAAAAGCCGAAATAACAGCCTTCACCACAGCGGCGGACGATGAAACACTAATAACAAACCCATCCTCTTTGCTCATGCCCAATCCATTGACTCGCACCTGCTTAAAATACTCACCAATCTTACCCATCGGGATATGTCGCTCATTACCAAACGTCTTGCCCCCGTTCTTCGAGGTCTTAACAATCAGCTTAGGGTCAAGGGTAGCTGTGCCCTGACCTGGGATCGTATCCACCCGGAATTCACTTAGTTTGATTTTCCTCGGAAAGGCATGGACCGGGATTTGCACCGTCATAATCAGCGGATCGCCGTTTTCATCGTAGGTGTCCCCGTCAACCTCATAAAGGTTCCCAAGGCTGTAATCTCCTACAATTCGCTTACCACCTAACTCCATATAGCTTTCGGCTCGCCAGCGATCCAGCCCATACGAAATCCGCTCGACCCATGATTTAGTTGTCAGGTCGAATTGCCAGCTGAAATCAACACCACTTAGTACGTAGAAACTATGCCCGTCTTTATTAAACGAGAAGGCTCTTATCTCGCCTGGAGACGCCGTGTCGCGGATAGAGCGCTCAACGGCATGGTTTGACACCGTTACCGCCTGATACCCGCTCAGGAGCCTTACAGTGGAGTCGTCAGCCACGAACATTGGCTCGCCCTCAACCATGGCGACACTGCCCCCCGCAAGGCATCCTCGCTCAATGACCGAGCCAGATGGAAGGTAAGTGCTATTCCCGCTTCCCGGCGTATACCAAGGTTCGATTGTCTTGGTCCCGAAGAGCAATAGTTCACTTCGCCGGATCACCCCACGAACCAACCCGTCGGCTGCATATTCCGCCGTTGCGAAATCTAGAGAATTATAGGACAGCCCATCCGATATCCCAGACCAATGAAATCGACCATTCGGAATGGTTAAAACGAACCTCTGATTATGAAACACAACAGAATTGGGGGGAGGCAAATCTGTGTCCGATATCGACGTGATGATATCATTCTCAATAATAAACCGTCCCGCCGCGCCCACCATACAAATCTGCGGTGTGGCTTTTTGATTCCGAGCCATGAAAACAGGCCCATCACCTGGGAAGCCGCCTAAGGCTGTAGATACTCCGCTTTGGTCAACCTTAAAGACCTGCCGGCCAGACACAACATACCCATTAGAATCGACTGATATCATGCCCCTGACACCGCCACCCCCCGCTAGGGTTGAGAATAGTTTCAGACCATCCGAAGCATAAAGCCCAAACGCCGCCTTGCCCTCACGGCCCCGGCTTTCAGGGTGACAATTAATCAACCGTGCCGCGCCGTCCGCTCCATATCGTCCTGGATTAGATTGACGCGGAAGCTCAAGGGGCGGCATTAGAAATATTCAGCCTGGACCGGCCACGCATCTGGACCACGAGATGAAAGGGCCTTTAGTTGCTGCTTTGGTGTTCGCCCCTCATCATCGATAGGTTGATAATTTAGAATCCCAAATGGATTACGGCATGAGAACGCAACGTGTTGAGCTAAAGGAATAAATACCCTCTCAGGGATGGAGTCCTCATCCCAGAACGCCGTTCCCGCATCTTTCATTCCAAGATAAAGCCCGCTGTAACGCCGCTTAACGAGCGCAATGTCTTCTCCTGATTCCGCCGGGTTAGACGCATCAGCCACGCCTAATTCCAATAGAACCTCCTCGGCTAAATCTTGGGCGGTCTTGGTCATTTATATCTCCTAGGAAACCAGACGGGACCGAAGCCCCGCCTGAGTATCCTTAGTTACTACGCATCCGGGACGCCGGCGAAGAAACCAGTGACCATGCCGTTGTCCTTCAGATCAGTGACATCACCAACACCACTACCAAAGGTCATCTTATCGACCTCGTACATGGCTCGGACGGCAACGCCGTGCTTGTCACCAAAGTCAAACTCTTCAGTAACGGTATTCCAACGCTTCGCCCAGGCGTGAGCGAGAGCCTGAGCGCCACAGAGATAGACCGGCTCGACATCAATGCCGGCCGCGCCAACGCCTGCGATGGCCGCGATGTCGTCAACCTCATGGAAGATCAAACCATCCCACTCAAGATCGCCGCCTTCGAACAGCTTAACATTCTGCATCCGCATGGAGACATCACGTTGAGCCTGCTGAATGACCGTGTCGGTCTTAAGGTCCCTAAATGTTAGGGGCCCACAGAACACAACATAGAACCGCTTCCCGCCATTAACCCGGATTGGGCGAATCTTGGGGTCCGCTGAAAGAGCGATACGCTTCATAAGCGAGGCACTACCAGTCGTCAGCTTGTCAGCAGTGTTGTCAATCGTGGCCAAAGCCACCGAATGGTCATTCGCGGCGTTGTTACCTTTCTCAGAACCAAACAAAGCCCGGTCAGCATTATCAACCAGCCAAGCGTCTTTATTCGCCTCAGAGGCCGCCCCATAAGTGAGGCCGTTGATCGAACCCAAGGAAGCGATGGTCTTATCCCTGGTGTGTGTCATCGTCCAATCAAGCAGGGTCGCACGCGCGCCGTCCCTAAGTGAAATGGATGAGAACTGCTCATCAACCGTTGAGACGCGAATCGCGTTCCGATACTGGTCAACCGTGACCTTATGGGACCGGGAATCCATCGCCTCTTCGTTACCCTCAAGGGTATTAGAGCCGGTGACACCCGCATTGGTGAGCTTGTTAATCAGGGCATACGTAACGCTGTCGCCCTTCTTTTTGGTCAGGTCCTCTTTAACCTGGATAATGGAGTTTTCGTCGGTCCCCATATATTTGCTAAAGAGGTTCTCCTGGAGGTATTCAGTGAAAAACTTATCGTCCCACTGTTGGACTGTAAGTCCTGTCGCTACTGTAGAGTCGGCCATTTTAAAGTTCCTTCTAAGGGATCACCGCGCATCACTGCGGGGCGCAGACCACGTTTTTACGTGCCGCTATCCATTGATTAATTGGTCTAGTGGCTTAGGCCCTGCCCATGCTTTCACGTCCTTCTGTGAAGCTGACGGGGCCTCTGCCAACGATTCAGGTAAAGCCGCCTTAAGCGCATCGGACTTGGATTTCTGAATCTCCGCTAGAGCTGCCTGCACACCCTTTTGAACTTCACCCGCGATGTAAGCTGCGGGATCGTCCCCCATCGCCTTAACCTGGCTAAGTCGCTGCCCTTCGGCGTATGCGAATTTAGCTGGGAAAGGGTGTTGGGCGAGTTGGGCAGAAAGGGCAGGGTTCTTGGCTGCTTCCTCCATGAAGATCAATTCAAGATCATCATAATCCTCATGGATTTCACGCATGAATTCCTGCGACATGGAACAACGGTTTTGGTAATCCCGTTCGTCCATTTCCTTTCGATCAAACGCTACGGCCCCGTCTGGATCGTCCATAGGGTCCGGGCGCGCTTGTTTCGTGCGTTCTTGCTCTAGTGCGGAAAGTCGTCCTTCCAATTCCTGACGTTTCCGGCGTTCGCTTTTGAGGGCTGCGAGCGGAACTTGCTCTGGTGTGTTTTGTGATGCTGGCGGCGCATCTTCTTTTGGCTTTTCAGCCTCGCCCTTAGGTTCAACCTTTTCAGCCTCTTGCGGCTTAGGCTCTTCAGCCTTGGGTTGATCCTCACTTAAAACATCATCCAATGACTCCGGTTTGAAGTCTACAATCGGTTCCTCTGACATATTTCCTCATCTCGCCCAATATCGTCGGCGTCACGTTGATTTCGCCCGCAAAGTGCCTCGGCGTCAGGCATAACCCCTATTGTGGGCCAGTAAGTTCAGGCGGGCCAATAGACCCATCGATAACGCCGTCCATGGCGTCAACCTCTGTAATTGTTTTAACCCCGTCAGCCCGGTTCTTCTCGGTCTCGGAATTGATCTTCTCGACCTCCGCCGTCAGCTTTTCGAGGTTCTTCTGTAAAGTCTCAAGCTCGATCTGCTGTGCGAATTTCTGTTCGTCGGTCGGCTCATCACCCCCGTCGATCATCTCAAGCAACTCCGCTTTATTCCGAAGCTGCGAACCACGGATGAGCAATTTCATGCGCGGGTCGTTCATCTCAAGGCCGGAGCCTATGATCTTGACCAGCTCATCATATTGCTCCTGCTGGAGGGTCACCGTGTCCGGCGCGTCCTCAATGATAATATCCATTTTGAGCTGGAGTGTTTACGATAATTACCGCTTCAAGGTCCTGTCCGTTTGCGGCCGCTTGCTCCAGCTCCTGTTGAATCGCCTCATCGTCCAACTTCTCTTTCTCTTTCAGCTCACGAGCGTACTCCTCGCCAACCGTTGTCTGCCGGTTAAATCCTACGAACCTGAGATTATCCTCATTGTCCGTAACCCGAACCCATCGCTCCTCGGTCCAAAACTGCCGGATACGCTGCCAGACTGCGCTGTAAACCCGTTTCTTGAAATGCCGGTGCCTGGTTGCCAAAGGTGTAAGCTCGACAATCCCGCCCTGTTGAGAAGCGATAATAGCCCGCCCAGATGGATCACCGCCCCCCTTGCCCTGAAGGGATGCATTTGCCCCCATGTCCTCCATGCGAGCAGCGGAATACTGCATTAAGTTGGCTTGACCTGCCGCCTGGGATGACTGGTCAACCACCTCGAACCGCATGCCTGGATTTACCTCAATGTATCCATCAGGCATGGCAAGTTGCTTTTTAGCCAATGCAACGTCATCAACAGCGCCGCTTTCAGCGATAATCTGTCTCACCGTCAACATATGGAGCAATTTAGACCGGCGCTTGTTCTCCTCGTCCTGAGGACCGATCAGCCTACGAATAGCCCCGTACCGGGCATTGTCGCGATCAATATAAGCCGACTGCATGATCATCGGGTTGACTGATTGACCCTCATCATCAAGATAGGGCACCGGGTCAGACTCAAGAATGCCCGCCTTGGTGTATTTGGTCATCGTCCATTGATTGCCGTCTTGCCAGTAAATCGTGACAATCCTAATCCTTGGACGAACCCCTGCCTTGGCCCAGCGTAGATACGCCGGCTTATCCTCGTAGTCATCCTCTGTGGTTTCCGAGATTGTCCCGGCGATTATACCAGATTTCCCTGGCCATTTATTCTCCGCCTGGTCCCTATCCCACCAAAGGACATAACCCATGTATCGAGCATCGGAATAGTCACGCTTCGAGGAGTGCGGGTCAACAAACGTGCGGTCGAAGTTGGGCTTCTTGATATCAATCTCGACCTGACCTGACTTGGTCTGGCGGACCATAACCTCAAGAGCCTGAGACCCGGCCTTGATTAAATCCTCGTAGCCCTCGCTGAACAGCTCATCCAGCTCTTCTTTCTCCTCGACGTACCTAAGCGCATCCGTTGCCGCTTCTGCCGCTTCCTCGTCATCTGGGGTCCGTGGCCATGCCTTTGGATCGGAGCGCTGCTGAATCTCCAGCCCCAACATGAAATCAACCTTGCCGGCAACAAAATTGAAGGTCGTATCGGGCTGCCCACGCTTCTCGAGCTTACTAACCTGATCAGCAGTTAACTGCTTGCCATCGTAGTAATCCATGTCCCGAAAAGCGAGATCACGCGGGGCTTCATTAGCTTGTTCGGCCTCTTCAAACCACTGGACTAATTGGGTGAGGGCGTCTTCGTTTTTAGGGTTAGCCGCCATTCGCTTCATCCGATAGAGAATTTATCATCAATATGACTTCCAACTGTCCACTTCACCTTCGTCAGCCCTTGCAAAGGCTCTATCCCAAACGTCCATCTTGGGCTTATCGCGCGGCCTTTCTCGACCGGCTATCATTTTGTCTAGCAATTGCCCCACCAGACCTAAAGCGTCACAGTTATGTGTCAATATGCCGTTGGCATAATATGTGTGTGCGCCTTTTACGGTAAGATTTCGGACCCTCACCCTCTTTGAAAGCTCCGTTACTGCGATAACGCATCCCGCACGCCTTTGTGCAGTACATTGCGTAATCGGGCCATTTCGTAGCGAACCGCCTGTGGCAACATTTGCAAACAACGGGCTTGCCGTCCGGAGCATAAAGTCCACGCTTTGATTTTCCGCCGCCAATGCCTCTCTGTTTACACCCGCGAGAACAAAACTTTGAGCGCTCAAAATAGGCTTTATATCCCCTATCGCAAGAAGCGCAAATCTTATCGATTGTAACCCTGCCAACCCAAGTGCTCTTGCCATGCTCAACGTGCCAGGCGCGGCCCTTATCGCTTTTATGCCACTGTGACGCTTTAGGTCTAATCCGGTCCAGATGCTTCTTTTGCTTCTCAAGCGCCTTAAGCCCCAGAGGATGCTTCCTGCGATGCTCGCCGACCGATAGGCACTCGAGATTATCCGGCGCGTTATTAACTGTGTCGCCATCGATATGATGAATATGATACTTATCTGGGATTGATCCATTTTCATCTTCCCAGACATGTCTATGCAGAAATCCCTTACGTGGCGAGGTTGCCGCAAAATAGTTTCTGAGATGCAGGCGTCTACTTTTTGGGTAACGCCTGTACCTATTTCCTCGGTACTCAATAACTTCGACCGTTGATGAATTTCTTTGCATGAACCCTCCAATCTAAGTTGGTCCATTATACAAAGAGCATCAGCTCGCACAAAGCCTTTATTTTCGACGTACACAGGATGATTGCCCGTCGCCACAAGCTGCTTACCGCATGAAGTTCTTATTCTGTAAACGCGAGCAGATTCTTGCGTTACCTCCGAGGCTTCAACTTCCTTTGGGCCCTCATGTGTTTTGACCAGATCGCCGACCTTGACGCTCTCAATTGTTTTTTGAGAACCGTCAGCCATTCCAATCATTGTGCCATCAGCCACACATTGGTCATCATGTTTCCCGGCCGGGAATGAAAGCAATTCAGCTTCCAATGTTGGGAACCATGTTGCGTCAGCAGGGTAATAAAGCCCCTCAAGAGACATTCTGCCTCGTATCGACTGCGCCCTGATCGCCTTATCGCCCCTAGTCGGGAAGGCTTCCCTAGCGACATACGTTTTCCGCTCCCTCATCCTTCGAGTGAGGAATGGCCCAACGCCTGACTTTATCTGCCCGTTCTCTTCTGCCCATCCGATTGGCTTCCATTGCTCAACCAGGTCACAGAATGCTTCAATCCAGACGCTTGAATCCTTTTGGCCCCGCCAGATGTCTAGAAGGTATAATTGGCCTTTCGGGTCCACCCCAATCACCACATGGACCGTGTAATCCCCGCCGTCTGCCGTTACCGCGTAGTCGCTCCCTCCGTAAACCCGGAGCGTGTTGCGGTCTGGCAGCTTAATTACCGGCTTCAGCCATTCCTTCTTGAAATAGTCGCCCTCTTCAGGTGCCGGCCTTTGCTGATATAGTGAATTCCATGATCGAGAATTTCGCTTAAATGGTGCGAAGTGATCCGGGCCAAACCATTCTGGCCAGATGCGCTCACCAACCTTGCGATTCAGAACATCGTCGCTACGCTCTGCCTCAGCGGGGATACATACGACAAACCACTTATTGCCGTCTCGCCCGTCAATCCAGCCTGACTCACCGCTGTAGCCCTCTGGGAGTATCCTTCCAGCCGGATCATCCTCATGCCAGCGGGTTAATATTGCTATCTCCCATGCCCCCGGCTTCTTTCGGCTTAGCAGGTCATCGAAATAAGCATCCCACGTCTTGTCTCTGATCGTAATCGAGTCGGCCTGCTCACGGCCCTTAATAGGATCATCCCAGATTAGCCCCTTGGCCCTATTGCCCGTCACACCCGCCAGAAAGCCGGCCCCCATAAACTCTGACCCGTTAGTCAGCGCCCATTCGTCCGCCGCTGCGCTTTCCATCGACAGCTCGGTATCAAATATTCTCTTGTATTGGGGCTGCTTGACAATCGACCTGGCTCGCCGGCCAAACTTCTTCGGCAGGATTGAGCCATACGAAGCCACGATGACAGGCTCACCGGGGAAGCGCCCCATGAAGTATGTCGGGAACACCACGCTTGAGTATGTGCTTTTAGCTGAACCCGGGGGCATCAACCCCATAAGCCGCATGATCTTTCCGTCTGCTACTTTTTGCAGGCAGTCGATCCATAGTAAGTGATGCTGACCTAATCCTGACTGGGGTGAAATCCTCGCAGTCCTCATTGTCATTAAACGGCTTGCCAGGGACATCAATTGAACTGATGTACGTCAGCAGGTCCGTCTTTGCCCTTTCCCTCCCCAGTAGTTCCGCTTGTAAGGTTCTCAATTCTTTCGAGAGTGTCAACAGTTCTGTGCGCGAGTTCGACGGCTGTGAGTTCGATTGGGGGCCTGTCATCGGTTACCAATATGCTTGTGTCCTGATGGGGCTTGCCGTCGAGGCGGTCTGCAATGACGTTGATGGCCTGCATGTCGCCCTCTTCGGCTTTCTTTAGAAGCGCTTCGGCTATGGTCCGTAATCTCTTGCCGTCAGGCCCCGCCGCTTTGATCTGCATGAGCAATGCGTCCCTAAACATTTTCTCTGCACGCCGCCCACCTAGCTTGTTTCCCTTTTGGAATCCGGCACTTGCCATGATTTACACTCGCATAGTTTTGTTACGCATAATCTTTTAGCCCTGCCCCTTGCGGAAGGTTGTCGTGTTCGAAGCTTGCCCTATTGGCTGAAATCTTTAGGCGCCCGTCCTGTGCGTATGACACGGCTCCATTGAATGCGTGGGCATGATAATCTATCCAGCCTGACCTTGCCTTTGAGCTATCCCATGCGCCGTCCCATGTCCCGTCTGGTACGTTCTCGGTTAGGTGGATTCGGTCTCTAGTTTGTCCCGGCCTGGGTATACCAATTGGAGCGTTGCGCTTACGACTGTCGCGGGTAGTTCATTCTCATCAACGAACGAGATTGCGAATGGTACTGTGTTGACCCTTGTTATGACTTTTGTCATTTGAGGAAGCCTATTCTTTCTCGCTCATCAACACGATGTATCTCATTGTGAGCCTTATTATCGGTTACGAAACGTGTTCCGTGATGGCGAATTGGATGAAGCCACATGTTCCCGAAAATTCCAGACAGATACAGACTGCTGCCATGAATTTTGTGCGGGATTATTTTGACAGCTTATCCCGCATCCGCTGTGTTCCCGGTCGCTATCCGGTCTCGCCTATAGCTACTCGTGGTATTTAACCTCTCCACGACCGAGGTTCTGCATTTGGCGGGCCAGATAGCTACACCCGATTTCGACGCGACCTAGAGTAGACCAAATCCTTTAAAAACGCCGCCGCTAAATGTTACTGGAGCGGTTAATCTACGCCTAGAAAACGGGACGGTGGGATGATTAAGGTAACCACATACAAACGCCTACCGCGCTACCCAGAAACCTCCCAAGCTATGGACATGAGAAGCATCACCCCGGATGATCGGCACCCGCCCCTGGATACCGCTAAAGGAGGTGCGGAGGCGTATCCTTTAAACGCAATTCCTAATTTGAATTAATGCAATGCATACTTTTTACATCGTGTCAAGTGGATCAATACGGTTAAATTAAAGAAACGGCCCCGACCAGAAAGTTCATACCTTCCTGGGGGCCGTTTCTCAGGTCACTGGTCGGGGAGCATTACATCGATCCCGACCAGTGTATTTGCTCACAACGAGGCCGAATCCCTGCCAGGACCGGCCTTTTAGTGCAACTACCTTAGGGGCGGTTGGTCTCTCATAACAAACGGAACGTCGCACAAGGGGGGCATTATGTCAACAATTAACCTGACGCTGAGATTCACGCATCGCGTCGAAAACAGCCTGAACAACTTGATTTTTGGGGGCTTCGGGGGCAAAGTCCGATAGAGCACAAATTCCTGCCAAAATCATTTCCGGCGTGACTTTATCTGCGGGATTGTCTTGCAGCACGTAGCTCCAGCCATATTTCTGCATTTTGATCTGGCAACTTTGGTCGCAATGGTTGCAGAACCCCGCATACCGGAAAGCATTGCTGGTAGCCCACTTCTGGCCTACCATATCCCACTCAAGATAAGCGTCGGTAATGATATCAGCGCTACCGCATTCGCAGCAAACGGGCTGCAATTTCGCATTAGTCATTAAATTCCAACCTAAGTCTGATCATTTTGTTAACGTCACCATAATGGTTCTCAACCTATATATTGCCTTAAAACCTATAGCAAAGCAACATGGCGAACCGCAAAACTCTGCCTAGAGTGGCCTGCTCGAAGTTAGATACCCTATTGCGCGATTGAGGGCTTAACATCTGCGCTTTGCGGTGGGCTTTGAGCCAAACTCTGCGATTCCTAAGGAATTCAGATAGGCGAAATTCCTTAGCGGTCGGGCGATATGCAGGCAGTCCAAGCATTACGTCTCTTGCCTCATTATGCCGTTTCCAATATCGAACATCACGCGCCTTACCCCGTGCCCGCAATTGGTGGGCCAGATGGCTGAAGAACGCATATGTACGTGGGCGCACAATAGCGTCATTGAGTTCTGGCCCCAGAAGGGAATAACGCCTTATTGCCATCTGACTCATCAAATTCATTTCCGATACAACCTCAGCCGCATCATTGTCCATTTTGGGGCCCGGCGTCATTTCCACTGAACTATACCTCATCTTCGTCTGGAATATGTGCGATTCGCCCAGGAATGCATACAATAACTTTCGGTGAATCGCATGGAACTATAGTGGACCAAAGAGCCTTCATTTTTCGCTCTGCCTCTAGCTCGCCCTCTGCCACAACATTACCTAAATAGAATTCCTTTTTCCCCTCAAACTTACATCTCCCAAACCATATTTTGGCCTTCACCGGCTAGCGCCCCAATGGTCAACGAGAATTTGCAGGCCTTTAGATAGCAGCTTTGAATCGTCTGGTTCCTTGTCGTCGGAGCACACCATATCGACTTGCCTGAAGGCCCCACCAACCCTCGAAAGGGCATCGCGTGCTACATTGTGCCTAGAAACTATCTCTACAGCTCTGTCGTCCACGTCAGGCCCGTCAATTGCCATTCCGCGCTCGGGGCACATACTCATCGCCCTCGGGGCCTTTTGAGGAAACCCAGAAACCGCCCGGAACTGAAATGCTGATTTTGCCCACCTGGCGCCGGCAAGATGCTGTTCAGCCGTTATTTTGCGTAGCAGGAAGGCCCGCCCTAGCGGATACTGAGCGAGCGGGTTTGTTGATTCTCTGGTGATCTGGTCGCGAAGCATCTGCATTGTGGCGGTTTGCTTGATTTCCGTAACGGTCTCGCCGACAACTCTGCCGCTCGGGTGCCGTACCGCTGATTTCCTTTTGCGTCCCGTCCTGGCCATTAAATTCGATTCCTTGGCAGCTTAAAAAGTATGTCACCGTTATCCAACTCAATGGAATTGCTTTTATCTAAGTTATATTGACTTTCATCCAGATCATATTCCGAGGCGTGCGTTTGTTCGGTTTTCTGGACATCAGTAGCTATAGGCTTGGTTGTATGGGCAGCCTTTAATGCACGATATTTTTCGTGGTATTTCGCTCTGTATTCTTTCTCAAGCATTTTTTCAATCCTAATCACAACGTCAGACAGGGCTGGGAAAAACGGTGACGCTCTTTCGTGCTCGTTCAGCGCATCGACAATCAAATTGTCAGGATAGCTGGTTAGCTTTGAAGCCAAGGCCGAACATGCCGCCTTTGCCGAAGTCGCATCTAATTTACCGGACGCAACCATGATAGCTGCCATGGGCTTTAGGGCGCCAATGATAGCCTGTGCCTTAGATTTCTCATCGAAGCTGCTTGGCAAGCTATTAGCCTTTTGGCTATCACTCGACAATGCGGAGAATTTTATTATCTGGTTGCCGCTCATGGTTTTGATCCGTGTCTGTGATTTCATCGGCCCAAGCTAGAAATTCTTCGACGTCATCGCCGCGCTGCCGTGCCCGGCTTCGGTCTTGCGATTGATCCGCTGGAAGCATCTCATCGGTCCAGCAACCTTTGTTTAGCCACGTGGCTGCCATCTTAGTGAACTTCGGATTCTCGCCCTTCACGGCATCGGCATACCGTACCGCACCCTCAAACATCTCGTCAACTGTGGCATCACCATTTTTCAAAATGCGTTCATAATTTTTCCTGGCGTCGGCCTTGGCTTGGCGTCGTGGGTAGGCTTTCCACCACAGGTCAAAATCATTTTCAATCGCCGATCTTTTTATTATAATTTTTCCTTCTTCTTCTATTCTAACTCTAGCTTCTAGAACGCGCGCGCGATGCTGCAGCCCGGCTGGAGGTAAGTCATTGTTCTTATTCAATGCGACTCTGTTTTCGGCAGTTTTATCTCCGCCTTTCGAGCCGTTTTCAGCGTGTTTTCGAGCGGTTTTCGCTCTGTTTTCGATCTCTTTTAAGGCTCTTTCGTTTGAAATAAACCCACCCTCGGTCGATAATTTACCTAAAATAATAAGGCGCTTCAGAAGGGATTTCCATTTGCGGACTGATACCCCACATACACCAGCAATCCATCGGTGATCATCTGGTATGGGCCCATTCTGATCGTACATTAAATCAAGGCATATTGAAAATGCGCCCTTTTCTTCGAGGGTCAGATTTAGAGTTCCGGTAATGAAATCTGATGGATATCTCTTATACCAATAATCGTCACTCATTAGTAAAATCCTTACGTATGCTTAAACAGCTCGCCGCTATCAGTCGTATGAATCAACCCAAGATCAAGAAGTTTGTTAAGTGTAGATTCGAAGTCGGCAGATTCGTCAGCCCCACACGCCATCGCCAATCTCTTGGAATTGTTTTCTATTGGCCCGCAATATTCGTGGATAACGGAAACCAGAGAAATATAGATACCACGCTCAGCATCACTAAGGAATCGTGTCTCGCTAAGGAATGCAGCAGCGTCAAATCTAATATCAGAGTGTGAAGACCTAAACATTTTCTCTCCTTTTGTCTAAACGCTCCTGGTGTCGCTTAACCGCATGAACAGCCGTAGAGTGGTCTGTCCTTCCTGCTGTGCGGGCGATTTGAGGATATGACATACCGATCTGTCGAAGCTGCCACATAAGGTCTTGCCTGGCTCTGACCAAACCCCTTTTTTGGCAGGCCGATAGCATCTCCTGCTTTGTAAGTCGATATCTCCCGAGCACGTCATTAAAAATACGCGCTACCGGAGATACATATTTTCTGACAATCCATATCTTGTCGTTGTCTGGGATAACTGAGAATTTAGTTGATAATGATGACGGCTGAACCAATACGGATGAAGTTGGCGATGAAAGGGAGTGCGGCCAATTCTTTCGAGGCATTTTCTTCTTCGGCCTGCGATTCACGTATTCGAAATCATTCCGCAACAGATGGGGGATTGGCGCCAATGGCCCTAGCCGCCGGCCTTCATTTACAAACCACTGCACACGCCCTGGTGAGCAATTCATGACCTTCGCAATAGCAAGATCATTATAACCGCGCTCACGTGCCAGCAGGATTTTAAAGGCGCGGTCCTGAGGGGTAATCATGTCACCGACTCAATTTGCACTAAGGCTCCGGGTGAGTTATGCCCGCCCCATGATAAACGCAACTCATCAACCAAGCTGTCGTCCTCAATAATCCCGTGGTCAACAAGCAGGTCCTCAACGGATTTTATGAGATTGGATATGTCCCGCCGCCTTCGATCCTTGCGTTGAAAAACTACATCGAGATTGACCCGGCCTTTAATTGATATTGGACTTTGGCTTTTAAGCTCCCACCCCGCAGCGTTCGCCCACGTTAAGTAGCGCTTTGATTTCTGCCGGCCACCGTTCTTTCGATTGGCATACATGGCGTTTACAGAAACTGGGAATGGAAGGGTGATTATGGTTTTCATTTGAAACCCTTTTTGTTTGGATAATTATGCGCCGGCGGCGGCGAGCGGTGCAGGAGAACAACCGCCCAAGGCCACCACCGGCTATTCGCACAATGCCTGGTGGCTATTATGCGAAACTGAATAAAAGGGCCGGGGACCGCAAAATCCCCGGCCAAGTCATCACAAAATCATTGGGAAGACATGATTTCGTGGCTCACCGCCGCTACCACCCTTTCGGAAACGGCGGGAATCTATGTTGTTGGCTCCTCAAAAAAATCATTGGGGGATAGCTTTCCACCCGACGCCAGAATAAGCCGCTTCATTAACGCTAGTGACGGCGTTTGGCGATAATTGATAATCCGACTGAGCGAAGCCGCCGTTGTCCCTGACCTTTGAGCCAGAGAATGAAGGCTTTCGCCCCGGCTTTTTGTATATGTTCCAAGTGCATGCATGATCAGACCATTACACCGGTTGTTACGATTGTGTCAAGCTCGAATTGGCGTCATTTGAAAATAATTGTACGCCCGGTGTATTTGGCGCTTGACTTACCGTAACGCTTGATGTAATGATTATTCATCAAATGCAGGAGCCGAACATGACAACGAAGAAAATCGGGATTACGCTTTCGGGGTTGAGAAAGCTACAGCCTTGCGCTCATCGTCTCGAAATAGTTGAGAAGCTAATTAAGTTCGGACGGCGCAAAGTCACCGCCAAACAAGCCGTAGAGGCCGGCGTTTCGCTTGATGACTTGGTGTGGGTCGCTGCTGCGGTAGCTCATACGGATGAAAGTGTCGAACGGCGCCTCCGGCTCTGGATGGCTGATTGTGCTGTTCGCGTTTTGCATATTTATGAGAAAGTCGGGGCAAGCGCGGCCCCGCGACTCGCTATTATTGCTGGACGTATGCTTGCTAATGGTGAGATTAACGCCGCCGTCATGGCCGCCGTCGGGGGCGCCGCTTTGGACGCCGCCGGGGGCGCCAGAGCCGGAAGCGCCGTTAGGGCTGCCGCTTGGGCCGCTGCCGGGGGCGCCGGGGCCAGGGAGGCCGCCGCCATCGCCGCCTCCGGGCCCGCCGGTGACATCGGGTCCGCCACCTGGTCCGATGTCAGTGCCGCCGAAGAAAAGTGGCAACTTAATCGGCTAGTTAACTGGCTGTCTGACCCTGAGCCAATTGAATTGGAATTGCCGTCCGTGATTAAGAGGGATACGAAATGACCGATATCAACCAAGACAGGCAGGATGAAATCTGCATCGCCTTTTACGATAACGGCACAGTCGTTGAGATACCCGCCGATGAGCAGAATTTCGAGGGTATGGTTTTAGCGGTTATGGCCGGGCCGGGTGAGATTTCTCGTATAATTGCATTTTCTCCGGATTGCAAAACCATCCCCCACGACATTACCAAGCAAATCGCCTGGGCGGTGTATTATCGGATTATGGACAGTGAGGTCGAATATGACGACGATACCTGGATACCGGATTTGGTTGATTGTGATGAGTTGCGGGCTGAGTTGCGGGAGAATGCGAGCTTCGATCCGGTTCGGGAGTGGGGCGTACGAACTATAGATAGTTCGGGGCGCGGGGTATGAGGCGATGAAATCTCAATGCGGCGTTCCCGATTGCGCAAGCCCAGCACGGACAAGGGGGTGGTGTAGTAAGCACTATGCGCGCTGGCGTAAGCACGGAGACCCACTAAAAACCACCGGAGCAGCTCACGGTGAGCCGGGGGATTTCTTGTCTATGGCAGCTCTGTATTGCGGTGAGGCGTGCTTAATTTGGCCTTACGCAAGAATGAAATATGGATACGGGAAAATTAGAATAGGCCGCCGTGTAGAGCTAGTCCATCGGCAAATATGCATCGCCGCTCATGGGCCACCGCCAACCGAAAGCCACCAAGCGGCACATTCATGCGGGAAGGGTCACAAGGGGTGCTGTAATCCTAATCATTTGCGGTGGGCGACACCAAAAGAGAACCAAGCAGACTGTCTAATTCACGGAACGCGCCCTAGGGGTGAGTCGCATGGCAGGTCGAAACTGACTGAAGCTGATGTTTATGAAATCAGGCGTTTATTAACAACGGCTTTATTGCAGAAAGATATTGCGACGAAGCTCTCTATCTCATTCGCCACCGTTAGTTCGATTAAATTAGGGAGATATTGGTCTCACCTTTTGCCTCTCCCAGAAAAGGAATGAATCATGGTCACCATTTTTTCTATTCTGCTTATCGTCGCGATTGTGTCCGCAGTTTTTGACCTCCTGGACAGGTCATGACCACCCTTGAGGCGGTGCTTTTCGTTTTCGTTTTGGTCTGGATTGGCAATATATTGGAGGGCAAATAATGGCCCAGATTACGATGCAAAATAATCCGCCCGCTGATGGCTATGGGGTCGGGTATCATCTCCATGAGTTAACGGAATGTATCTCTGGCCTGGAAGCGGCAATTATCAATCACCGTGCTGATATTACCGAACTACGGGCGCAAGCGCATCGGCTGTTTGCGCTTACCAATGAGCTGGATTTGGAGGTGATGGGATGAGTGAAATATCTGGATATATTATCGGAATGGTAGCCCGTGAGCTTCATCCTAATGAATTACATTCTGAGTCCGTATGCTGTTCATGCGTGTCTCTTGCCGAGCGGGTCTTAACGATAGCTTATTACGGAGAGCTGGTTAGTACTTTGGAGAAAATTCAGGGAATCGCATATCAGAATTATGGGCGGCAGAATGAAAAGATGGCCGACATTGAACCGCTTGCCCGCGACATTCTAGCCAAGATCAGGGGTGAAACCAATGAGTGACCACCAAGAGCTTTTCGACCATCTATCAGCGCCATTCCCAACCGAAGTTATCTCTTGGCGCGTTGGGGCTACAAACAAAGGCAAAACCTCTGGTATGGCGCTCGCCTATATCGACGCCAGGGACTTAATGGACAGACTTGATGCTGTCGTTGGATTCGAATGCTGGCAAAACCGATACACGCACACTGCGACAAAAACCGTTTGCGAAATCGGAATATTAATCAGTGGCAATTGGGTATGGAAGGCAGACGGGGCTGGAGATACTGATTATGAGGCCGATAAAGGTGCCCTGTCTGATGCCTTTAAGCGCGCCGGCGTTCGATGGGGGATTGCCCGGTATCTTTACGGAATGAAAACTCCCTGGGTGTCCATTGAGCAAAAAGGCCGATCAGCCGTAATCACATCTGAGGGGGTAAAGTCTCTTAATGCTGTCCATGAATTAATGGCGAAGAATATTGGCTTTAAGGGCAATAAACGTAAATCCTCCGCCCTCGCAAAGCGCGAGGAACTATGAGAAATTCATGGATGAGATTGAAGGCTGTAAAAATGAGGGGGCACTCAATCGCTGGTGGGATATGCGGGCGGCAGATCGATCAATCATGCCTATTTCCTGGGAAGAGCCGATTCATGAGGCGTGGGACAGAAAGCTAAATGAATTATCAGATCAAACCACACCGGAGGCCTAGTAATGACATTTGATCCAAGTAAGCCAGTCCAGACGCGCGATGGGCATAAGGCTCGGGTTTTGTGCACAGACCTTGATGGACCGAAGCCCATCGGGGCAGGTATATATTTATCTGGGGGCTCAATGGAATTCTTGTACAGTTACCTTTCTTCTGGACGCTTGGATGACGCTACTCCAAACGGTGACGACCTTGTTAACGCTCCCGAGAAGCGTACAGTTTGGATAAATTTCTATCGCACGGGTGCTACTTTGTATTACACGCGAAAAGAGGCAGATAAATACGCCACACTGGATCGTTTGTCCTGCATCGAAGTGCAGGGGATTGACGGAGAGGGGCTGGAGTGACCCGCGCCACGCTCATCCTGCATAATGATCGGATACGCCAGAGGGCTATCGGGTGGGTCAAGAATGCTCCGGAAAATACGGTTGTTGAGTTTAAGCAGGTCAAAAGAAGCATACCACAAAACGACCGGCTGTGGGCGCACCTTACCGAAGTTTCGAAGCAATTGGAATGGCACGGGCAGAGCTTGCCGCCATCAGATTGGAAGCTGATATTCATGGATGCGTTAAATCGAGAATTACGGATTGTGCCGAATATCGAGGGTAATGGATTCGTAAACCTCGGTCAGTCAACGTCAAAGCTCACCAAGCCGGAAATGAGCGACCTCATGGAGCTGATATCTGCCTTTGGGGCTGATCGCGGCGTGAAATTCAAGGAAGGGAGTTAGGTATGATCGGTCTCACTAAAAGGCAATCTGATGTCCTGAAGTTCATCGCGAATTATCAGAATGAGCATGACATTACTCCGACTTATCGGGACATTTCAATTGGGGTTGAGATGAAATCACTTAGCCAGATTCATAAAACGATAGATGGACTGTGGCAACGCGGTTTCGTTACATATCGCCCTGGATACGCCAGGACGCTTAAGCTTACGGAAAGAGCTCATGACGCGCTTAATGAGAAAAAGTGGCGCGGCATGGCTACAGTACCAAAAGATGGCTCACCAATCTACGTCTGGTATCAATATCAAGACGGGATAGGAATTGTAAACAAAACTTATTGGATGGAGGAGTCAGGTTCTTTGGCGGGGTCCAGCCGGAAGGTAGAGCTTTTTTCTGGCTGGATGCCAGCAGAGGAATGGCCTAAGCCACCAAACATAGTTGAGGTAAGGGAATGAGCGCCCCGAAACGCATTCAGCTAAAGCGCACTAAAGGTTGGCGCAAGCCTGCCAATACGGTTGTTGTTGCTCGCTCGTCGAAATGGGGTAATCCGTTTAAAGTCGGGCTCTTTGATTGTGGGTGTCGTTCGCGGTGCCAGTGTTCGCGCAACGATTTTCGTGCGGCAACGGCAGAAGAGGCGATAATCCAGCATCGATTTTGGTTAGAGAGACATACCCCGAAACGGCTTAAGGAAAAGCTGGCACCGTTGCGCGGAAAAGACCTAGCGTGCTGGTGCCCGCTGGACCAGCCGTGCCATGCAGATATATTATTGGAGATAGCAAATGAGTGAATCTGAAAGCCCATGGGGTGCCGGTGATGAAGCTGAGGAAGCGGGAATTTCATCCTATCAAAAAGAATTTAATAGGTGCGTGACGATTCTTCAGCAAGCTGTAGAAGGCTCTAAGAACCAACGCGAAACAGTCACCATACTTGCTTGCTTAGCCTTGTTTGGTGCAGCTAAGGGGGACGGGATGAGCCTGGAAGAGATATCAGAGATAATCCTAGAGGGGGCCAAGATACTTGATAAAGGAATATTAACGAAATGAGTGAGTCAGATACCCTACGAGGCGGCGGTGATGAGGCCGAAGAAGATGCGTTTAGGTGTAATGTTGATAAAAGTTTTGAAATAATTAACCAAGCAATAAGGCTCTCAAACAATCCGACGGAGACAATCGTGATAATTTCTTGTTTAGCGCTAACCACCTATGCTGGAAGTCATGGTTATAGCCTTGAAGAGGCGTCAGAGAAAATCCTCAGGGCGGCAAAGACACTTCGCCCCCCGAAAAAGGGGCCGTTGAAATGAGTACCGTCACCCGCCCAGAAACAGCCTTCCAACGCCCTAAACAGCGCCGCCCGCGCAAGGAGGCAGGATCGCACCTTGCCTACCTTCGTGGCCTGCCCTGCCTCGGTTGTGGGGCGCTTGGGCGATCTGATGCCGCTCATATTCGGAGCTCCGCGCCAAAGTTCGGAAAACGTGAAACCGGCAAAGCAGAAAAGCCTGACGACAAATGGGCGGTGCCTTTGTGCCGGGCATGTCATACCGAGCAGCACAAAATGAGCGAAGCCGAATTCTGGTCTGGTCGAGGGCTTGAACTGTTCGCAATAGCCCTAGCTTTATGGGCCTGCACGGGCGACGACGAAGCCGGGCTGCTGATTATTCAGGAGAATATGAACAATGCTTAGAAATTTCCTGGCCGAATCCAATAGGATTGAAAACGAGTTCCACGCCGTTACTCAAGGTGAGGTTGATAGCCTGCGGGAATTTTTGGAAAGTCCGTTGACGCTGGAATCTACCTGTGAATTCCAAGAGTTCACAACACATGATCGCTCACTCCGAATTTTGGGCGGCATGGACATCATTATTGGTGGGTTCGTGCCCCCGCGTGGCGGCATAGATATAAAAACAAGACTGGTTGACTTGCTAAGCGACATAAAGGGCTGCAGGTTAACCCCCTTCGTCGCTCACTGTCGCTTTGAAACTCTGCATCCGTTTATGGATGGAAACGGGCGCACAGGCCGGGCGATATGGCTCTGGCAAATGAACGCATCTGCTAAGTGTGTCTACCAAGATAGCTTTCTGCAAACATTTTATTATCAGGCTTTGGATGCCTCGGATGGAAGGAATTAATGATTAAAATGCTGGTTGCAAAGTGGCTATGTTTGCATGAGTGGAATCTAGAGAAGCGGCTAAACAAATTTGAGGACGCGCATGGAACTATACCCATCAGAATAGACCTTCTGTTTATATGCAAAAAATGCGGCAAATTCAGGAAAATAAGGAGCACATAATGTTTGAGAAGCTTAAGGAGGACCTTCCTCTATCCTGGAGGCTTCCGGCGAAAAGTGCTGAAATCCAGATGTATACTACACTCTCAAATGGGGACGTGTATATGAGTATTAATATTCCAAAGGAAATTTGTGATAGACTTTGGTGGGCTAAAAGGTCCGTGAAAATTTCAGTCCGCATAGGTACGGGTAAGCATTACGGACTGCTCAAGCTAAGCAACGATGGTGATTATACGCTTTCTTTTAACCCATCTGATCCCACAGGATGGGTTTCTTTCCGAGCTTCTAAATGGCTCGTGATGCAAAAAACGCCTGACACAGCCGTGAAGCATACTATAGATAATGATTCACTCATTATCACGATTCCGGAGGGATGGATATTATAATGTTTGACCTTAGAAAATCATACACAAACCCTGCTGCCGACCAATGGGGCCGGCGGCGGAAGATGCAGCCTGGGCCACACGTAATTACCCATGTGTCCCGTGAAAAACTTGAACCAAAGCAGGCGGCAGCTGAGGGTCGGAGATATCGCCCGATTTATCTAGGGATAGACAAGAGGCACATCGCCAGAAGCAAATTCGTTCCGAAGGAATGCCGTGCACGTGGGTGTCGTTAACATGAGCGCGTCTTGGCCCCATCGTTTTATCCGACTAGCGGAACATGTCGCGCAATGGTCCAAAGACCCAAGCACGAAGGTTGGTGCCGTGATTATTCGGCCAGATAAGAAAGTCGCCGGCCTCGGTTACAACGGTTTCCCACGCGGGATTGCTGACATTAATCTTGACGACCGTAACCACAAGTATCCGCGCATGGTCCACGCCGAGGTGAACGCCATCCTCAATGCTCACGGTAGCGTGCAAGGTTGCAGCCTATTCACGTGGCCGCTCCCACCTTGCGACCGGTGCGCAACATTCATTATCCAGGCCGGAATTATTTCGGTCGCCAGCCCGAAGTCGTCCGAGGACGTCGAAAACAGATGGGCAAAATCCCTCGGAATCGCACATGAATTACTCAAAGAGGCCGGTGTCACTTTCAACTATGTGGAGTTTTGAAGCCTTTAGCACACTCGAATTGTACATAAGGCGTATTTCTTGTTGACTTAGGCGT